AGTTTAGACGCGGTATTGGCACAATACGAAAAGAACAAAGTTAGTGGTAGTTCCACAAAACCACAAATGACATCAGAAGAAAGGATGAAACAATACCTTTCCATCATGTTACCAAAAGGAACAAAACAAGGAGAAAAAAGAATTAGAATAGTACCAACATCAGACGGCACATCACCATTTAAAGAAGTATTTTTTCATAATATACAGGTACAAGGTAGGTGGACTAAACTTTATGACCCAGGAAAAGACGAAGCTGGAAAACCATCTGGTGAAAGAAGTCCATTAAACGAAGTTGAAGAAGCGTTGAGGTTAGCTGGTGATGCACAATCAAAAGAGTTAGCACGTTCTTATCGTTCACAAAAATTTTATATTGTTAAAGTTGTTGATAGAGATAATGAAGAAGACGGTGTAAAATTTTGGAGATTTAAACACAACTGGAAAGGTGACGGACCGATAGATAAGATTATCCCTATTTGGAGAAATAAAGGTGATGTTACCGACATTAATGAAGGTAGAGATTTGATTTTAATCTTACAAGCAGTCCCTTTACCAGGAGGTAGGGGTGAATATACTACAGTATCTTCAGTTATGTATGAAGACCCAGGAAAATTATCAGAAGATACAACATTAGCGACAGAGTGGTCTGGAGATGAAAGAACTTGGAAAGATGTGTACTCCCAAAAACCAGTAGAATACTTAGAAGCTATCTCTAAAGGGTTGGACCCAGTATGGGATTCAGAACTTAAAAAATATGTTTATGACGACCCTAATAGTGTTAGGAACGCAACAAGTACATCAATTATAGGTTCTAACGACCCCCAAGCAAACGACCCACAGGACAAAGACCTACCATTTTAATTAGGATATGGCATTGAAAAAAAGAACATTCGCGGAACTAAAAAGCAAATTCTCAAAGAAAGCTAACTTTAAACCAGAAAGGTTTTTTGACTTGGGTAAATCTTTCCTTGACGCTACTGGGTTACCAGGTCCAGCGATGGGTCATTTACAAATGTTTTTAGGTCATTCTGATACCGGAAAAACCACAGCTTTAGTAAAAGCTGCGGTTGACGCTCAGAAAAAGGGTATACTACCAGTTTTAATTATTACAGAACAAAAGTGGGGGTTCGAGCATGCCAAACTATTGGGTTTTGAGTGTGAACAAATTGTTGACTCGACTACAGGGGAAATAGATTGGGACGGATTCTTCCTATTTAATAATGACTTTCAGTATATAGAACAAATTACGGATTACGTCAATGAGTTACTAGACGCTCAAGATAAAGGGGAGTTAGAGTATGATTTATTGTTTTTGTGGGATTCGGTTGGTTCTGTACCTTGTAAAATGACTTTTGAAGGGAAAGGTGGTAAAATGCACAACGCAGCAACTTTAGCTGATAAAATCGGTATGGGACTAAACCAAAGGATAGGTAAATCAAGAAGGCAAGATTCAAAATATACAAACACACTAGTAGTCGTAAACCAACCATGGGTAGAATTACCGGATAACCCATTTGGGCAACCAAAGATTAAGGCAAAAGGAGGTGAGTCTTTATGGTTAAACTCTACTTTAGTTTTTAGGTTCGGTAACCAAAAAAATGCTGGAACAACAAACATTTCTGCTGTTAAAGATAAAAGAAAGGTTAAATTTGCTACCAGGACAAAAATAACTATTATGAAAAATCACGTAAATGGTTTAGGTTATGAGGATGGTAAAATTTTAATAACACCACATGGATTTGTTTCAGGTAGAGAACCGGTAGAAGAAAAAAAATCAATTGAAAAATATAAACAAGAATACGCTACATTTTGGTCCGACCAATTGGGGACTGGTGGTGAGTTCGACTTAAAAATAGAAAAAGAAAATGGATAAATTAAAAACAGGAGATAAAGTAAAAGTACACTATGTAGGTACTTTAAAAGATGGTACTACATTTGATAGCTCTAGAGATAGGGGTGAAGGATTAGAATTTACTATAGATGACGGTAACCTACTTAAAGGATTCAATGACGTTGTAAAAAACTTAAATGTTGGTGAAAAAAGTAGTGTGGAATTAAAATCTGTAGAAGCTTACGGAGAATATATCGCAGAAGCTGTAATAACAGTTAAAAAAACCGAATTTCCACCAGAGATGAAATATGAGATGGACGGATTTATCCAAGGACAAGATGACCAAGGGAGACCAGTACAAGGTCAAGTAGTTAAAATAGACGAGGATAGTGTAAATTTAGATATGAACCACCCTTTAGCTGGTGAAGATTTAAATTTTGAGATAGAATTGTTAGAAGTTGTAAATTAAAAAAATTGTTTAACCTTTTAAAAGAGTGTTTTGATAAGAACATTATTAGTTGACGGAAATTCTTTATTAAGTACTGGTTTTCACGGTATAAAAAATATGTATAATGGTACAGACCATATAGGTGGTCTGTACCATTTTTTAAATACACTTAGAAAACATATAGATATATACCTAATAACAAAGGTTGTTGTGTTTTGGGACGGTAAAGAAAATACGTATCCACGACTTAAGTTATACCCAGATTATAAGTTGAGTAGACGATTGAAAAAGAAATCTAAAGATGACCTACAATCCTACGATAAACAAAAATTACGGACACAAGAATATCTAGAAGAACTTTACGTTAGACACGCTACATTTAATAAATGTGAAGCTGACGACTGTATAGGTTATTATTGTGAAAAATCTAAAGATGAGGATATTACCATCCTTACTTCAGATAGAGACCTATTACAGTTAATATCCCCTAAAGTATCATTACATATATTATCCTTAAATAAGTTGTTTAAAACGGGGGATAAGGTACCATTAAACGGTGTTAATGTCCCACATAGTAATGTAAGGTTGATTAAAACTATTTGTGGTGACTCTTCTGATAATATATACGGCATAAAAATGGTGGGGTTAAAATCACTAATAAAAATAAAACCAAACATAACAGAAGAAAAAGTTACATTAAAAGAGGTTATAGATACAATTAACAAAAAAGACAAACTTACTCAGAAAGAAAAAAACATAATAGAAGGTGTAACACAAAATAAAGAACAAAAACCTAATATATTAGACATTAACTATAATATTATAGGTGTGGGTGACCAATTTCTAACCCAAGAAGCGATAAATGGAATAGAAGAACTATCAAAAGATACGATAGACCCGGAAGGTAGGCATTGGAAGAATGCTTTGGGCTTGATGATGTCAGATGGAATTCTTAATATTTTACCTAAGAAAGATGATTCTTGGGTGGACTTCATAAGGCCATTTTTAAGGCTAACAAGAATAGAAAAAGATTTTTACAAAAATAAAAAAAATAACTAAAATGAAACAAAAAATGGAGAACCAACAAAAGTGTGAAGTAGTATTAAAATTAGGTGATAATATAGTATGTCAAAGATTCTTTTCGGTTAGGAATTTTAATAATAGAGCGTGTAACTCTTTAGATTTACACTGGACAGTCAGTGAAATTTTAGATGGGATAGTAAATGGGTTAAAACGTAAAACTTTATTTTTATTGGAACCAAACCATATAGCTACTAGCGTGGAGGAGGCTGAAGGTGAGGTGTATTTTACATTAACAATTAAAAAAGGGAATAAGGTAATTTACGATACAATGACACCAGCCCACGTATACCCACCAAAAGTTAGGTTCACTGTAGACATAAGACCACAAATATCTTCTATTATACGTGAATTAACAAAAACGTTATCAGATAAAAAAGTTGTGACCCACTACCAAGATTATAATCTAATCACCAATTACTAAGGTACTTATTATTAAACAAATTCATATATGAGCGAAAATAAAAATTTCGGGTACCTAGGTCACTCGTTCCAACTAAAACTAATTAATTTATTAGTCACAGACCGTACCTTCTTCCAATCGATAATTGATGCTATATTACCAAAGTATTTCGATAATCAATACTTTAAATTAATCATGCAGTTAATCAAAGAATATTATGAGAAATATCAAACGTCACCATCATTAGATGCTCTAGACCAACTAACCAGGATTGAAATTAGTTCTGAAATGGCTAGAAAAAACATATTTGATGTATTGAAAGATGTTAAAGAAGCTTCTTTTGAGGACCATCTATTCATTAAGGAAAAATCAATTAAATTCTGTAAACAAATGGAATTGAAGAAAGCTATACGTAAAGTCGAAAGTATAATGGAAAAAGGTGATTTTGAGAATTATGATAAATGTGAGGAATATATTAGAGACGCAATTAAAATTGGTGATGGGGACATGGGTAGTTTTGAAATATTTACTGAATTAGAAAAACTACTAGAAGAAGACTACAGACACCCAGTACCAACAGGAATTGACGGTCTGGATAATATTCTAAATGGTGGATTAGCAAAAGGAGAGATTGGTGTTATACTAGCTCCAACAGGGGTTGGTAAAACAACTATGTTAACAAGATTCGCTAATACAGCTTTTAATATGGGATATAACGTACTTCAGATATTCTTTGAAGACAATCCCAAAATTATACAGAGAAAACATTTTACATGTTGGACCGGGATAGTTAATGATGAACTAAGTAACCACAAAGAAACAGTTTTAGAAAAAGCTGATGAAATGAAAAAATCTGGAGGTAGACTAATACTAAAAAAATTACCATCTGACGAAATGAGTATGTTACAGATTAAGAACCAAGTAAGAAAAATTATTTCAGAAGGTGTAAAAATTGATATGGTTTTAATAGATTATATAGATTGTATAATACCAGATAGGTCTTTTAACGATGAATGGAAGGGTGAAGGTTCTGTAATGAGAAAATTTGAAGGTATGTGTCACGAATTAGATATAGTTGGGTGGACAGCTACACAAGGAAATAGAACGTCTATCAGTTCTGAAGTTGTAACCACTGACATGATGGGTGGGTCAATTAAAAAAGCCCAAGTTGGACACGTTATAATATCTGTAGCTAAAACTTTACAACAAAAAGAATTGGGTCTAGCTACCATAGCTGTTGTAAAATCTAGGCTAGGTAGGGATGGTATTATATTTGAAAATTGTAAATTTGATAACGGTACTTTAGAAATTAATACAGATACCACATCTACATTCCTAGGTTTCGAGGAAGACAAAACACAAAGAAATAGACAAAGAGTCACTCAAGCACTAGAGAGAAGACAACAAGTAATAAATAAAAGTAATTAATAAAAATTAAAATATGGAAGTATCAAACAGAATCCTTTCGGATATTACTGTGTATATGAAATACGCAAAATACGTACCAGAACTAAACAGAAGAGAAACATGGGGAGAATTGGTCACACGTAACAAAAATATGCACATTAAAAAATATCCACAATTAAAGGATGAAATAAATGAAAAATATGAATTTGTCTACGATAAAAAGATTTTACCATCTATGAGGTCAATGCAGTTCGGGGGAAAACCAATTGAGATATCACCAAATAGAATTTACAACTGTGCGTACCTACCTATAGATTCTGTAGATTCTTTTAGTGAAACCATGTTTTTACTATTGGGTGGGACAGGAGTTGGATACTCAGTTCAAAAACACCATGTAGAAAAATTACCAGTAATCCAAAAACCATACCAAAAAAGGAAAAAAAGGTTTTTAATTGGTGACTCAATCGAAGGTTGGGCAGACGCTATCAAAGTTCTTATGAAATCGTATATGAACGGAGGTGGTTCAAGTGTTGAGTTTGATTTTTCGGACATTAGAGCAAAAGGAGCTAGGTTAGTAACTTCAGGAGGAAAAGCTCCAGGGCCACAACCGTTGAAAGAATGCCTAGTTAAAATTTACGGTATATTAGAGCAAAAAGAAAATGGTGAACAATTAACCACACTTGAAGTACATGATATTATATGTTATATAGCAGACGCTGTACTGGCTGGTGGTATTCGTAGGGCGGCACTTATTAGTTTATTTTCTGCAGATGACGAACAAATGATTGGTTGTAAATCTGGTAATTGGTGGGAATTAAATCCACAAAGAGGTAGAGCTAACAATTCAGCGTGTTTAATGAGACATAAAATTACAAAAGATTTCTTTATGGGCTTATGGAAACGTGTTGAATTATCTGGAGCTGGTGAACCTGGAATTTACCTTAATAACGATAAAGATTGGGGGACTAACCCGTGTTGTGAAATCGCACTAAGACCCAATCAGTTTTGTAATCTATGTGAAGTAAATGTCTCGAACATAGAATCACAAGACGACTTAAACGAAAGAGTTAAAGCTGCAGCATTTATTGGAACACTACAAGCAGGATACACAAACTTCCACTACCTTAGAGAAATTTGGCAAGAAACTACAGAAAAAGATGCCCTTATAGGGGTCTCAATGACTGGGATAGGTTCTGGTAAAGTATTGGATTATGATATGTCAAAGTCAGCAAGTCTAGTTAAGAGAGAAAATACAAGAGTATCTAAGTTAGTCGGAATAAATCAATCAGCAAGATGTACGACAGTTAAACCAGCAGGTACTACATCATTGACATTAGGTACTTCATCAGGAATTCATGCATGGCATAACGATTATTACATCAGAAGAATTCGAGTTGGTAAGAATGAATCAATATACCAATATTTAGCAGACAACCACCCTGAACTAGTAGAAGATGAGTACTTTAGACCTCATGATACAGCAGTAATTAGTATACCACAAAAAGCTCCAGAAGGTTCCATAATGAGAACTGAATCACCATTCCAACTACTAGAACGAGTAAAGAAGGTAGCTATGGAATGGGTTAAATCCGGACATAGAAAGGGCTCAAACTCACATAATGTATCAGCAACAATTTCTTTAAGAGACCACGAATGGGATGCAGCTGGTGAATGGATGTGGGAAAACAGAAAACATTATAACGGATTATCAGTATTACCTTACAATGGTGGGACTTATATCCAAGCCCCGTTTGAAGATATTACCGAAGAAAAATATAACGAAATGATGGGTTCGTTATCTGAGGTTAATCTATCTAAAGTTGTGGAATTAGACGATAACACCAACCTTTCAGGGGAACTAGCATGTGCAGGTGGTGTGTGTGAGATTGATGTTGATTTAAAAAGTATTGAGGAAAAAAAAATAAACGAGTTAGATGACGCATAAATCTAGTAAATAAATATTATACCACCCTAATTGTGGTAACGGTAATAAGGTATCTAAAAATGAAAAGAGAAGATGATTGGATTAGCAAATTACATTATAAAGAAATTGTTAAACCCAAACTACCACCAGAAGATTTTTATTTGGAAAATGGTGGTGTGGTGATGACAGAGGACTATCACAAAAAAAGAGGTTGGTGTTGTGGGAATAAATGTAGGCACTGCCCATACCAACCCAAACATATAAAAAGGAACCAACAACTAAGATAATATAATTTCAAAATCAAAACAAACCATAAAGTAATATATGAAGTATTTATTATAAAAAAGAAATGCCAACCCAAAGATACGGTATAACATTCCCATTTGTAGATAGTTCCGAAGGTTTTTTTCTAGGACTAAATACTGATACTGATAGTGAGATAAGGTCTAACCTTGTTCATTTAATTCTTACACGTAAGGGTACTAGATACTTTTTACCTGATTTTGGTACGAATTTGGCTGGTTATATATTCGAACAGATGGATACGACTACTAAGATATCTATTGAACGAGAAATACGTGAAGCGGTAAGTAAATACCTACCTAGTTTAGTAATAAATAGTGTTGACGTAAAAACAGTAGAAGAATTAAAAGCTGAGGAAAAAAATAATGAACAAGAAATTGATTTAACTATGGATGATGGTAATATGAGTTTTATTGGGGAGTCCCAAAGAAACTACTCTATGAGAGTAAGAATTGACTATACCGCTGGTGATGGTGTGTTGGAGAGTAAAGATTTTGTTATAATAGACTTATAATATGGCAGAGAAAAAAATATCATATACCGAAAGAGATTTTTTAGGAGTTAGAAATGAACTTCTAAGGTTAACAAATACCTATTATCCAGATTTAATTAAAAATGCTAATGACGCATCAATATATTCGGTATTTTTAGACCTAAACGCGGCAGTTGCAGACAATCTTAATTTCCAAATAGATAGAACCTTCCAAGAGACAGTCCTACAGTACGCTCAAGAAAGAAGTTCTTTATATAATATAGCTAAAACTTACGGGTTAAAAATTCCAGGTAACAGGCCTTCTGTTACTGTATGTGACTTATCAATCATAGTACCAGTCCTAGGTGACAAAGAAGATTTTAAATATTTGGGTAAGATAAGAGCCGGAGGACAATTTAGGGGGGCTGGTCAGGTATTTGAGTTAATAGAAGATTGTGACTTTTCATCCCAGTATAGTGCAGAAGGAATACCAAACCAGACAAAAATACCAAACTATAATTCTAATGGTATTATACAAAATTATACAATTATTAAAAAAGAAGTGTTAGTGAATGGAATAACTAAAGTATTTAAAAAAGAAATTAATAATGCTGATAGCAAACCATTCTTTAAACTTTTTTTACCAGAAAAAAATGTTATAGGTGTAACTAGTGTAATACAAAAAGACGGCCTTGGGTATCAAACAATACCTAGTACCACAGAATTCTTATCACCAACCGTGAATAAATGGAGTGAAGTGGAAGCTTTAGCACAAAATGAAGTTTTTGTTATAGACCCTTCTATGCCACCAGATACTCCAGGGATAAAAGTTGGTAAGTATATCACAGTACCACAAAGATTTATTACTGAGTTTACACCTGAAGGATTTTTCCATTTAACTTTTGGTAGTGGTAACCAAACTTCACAAGATTTATTAGACGGATTCGCATCAAAAGGTGTTAAATTAGATATGTCACAGTTTTTAAATAACATATCTTTAGGTAACTCTGTTAAAGGGAATACCACTTTATTTATACAATATAGGATTGGCGGTGGTAAATCATCCAACATAGGGGCTGGGGCTATAAATACGGTAGGTAGTGTGGATTTTGTTGTAGCTGGACCAAGCCAACAAATAAACCAAACAGTAAAAAATAGTTTATCAATTACGAATACTACACCATCTATAGGTGGGGCAAATCAGATGTCACCAGATGAGATAAGAAATTATATAGCTTTTAATTTTACAGCACAAAATAGAGGAGTAACCATTAACGATTATGTTTCTAAATTAAGGACAATGCCAGCTACATTTGGTGCACCAGCTAAAGTTGGTGTTACTGAAATAGAAAATAAGGTAAACTTAAACGTTTTATCTTACACACCAGACGGTAAACTAACATCCCTAGTCAGTGAAACACTTAAAAATAACATATCCAACTACCTATCCAACTACAGGATGTTAAATGACTACATATTGGTGGGAGCTGCAAGAGTTATAGACTTATCATTAAGCGTCGATTTAATTTTAGAAAAATCCGCGAATGAAGGTAGTATCGTCACAAATGTAATAACAAAAATTAGTGAATATTTTTCTGTGGATAAAATGGAATTAGGTGAAGACCTAACTTTAGGTACATTAAGGGGTTTTATAATGGGACAACCAGGGGTACTAAATATAACAGGACTATACGTGTTTAATAAGGTGGGTGGAGAATACTCCCAATCGATAAGTACCCAACCATATATAAACGCAACAACTAAACAAATAGGTCTAATAGAAGACACTATATACGCTCAACCTAACGAGATACTACAAATCCGTTTCCCAGAAAAAGACATATCAGTAAGATTC